TTACTATTGGTGCTGGAGCAACTATTTCCAATGTTGGCACTGGATATACTGACGGAACTTTCACTAATATTTCATTAGTTACGGAAACTGGATTTGGTAAAGACGCAAAAGCAACTATCGGTGTTGTATCTAGTGAAATTGCCACAGTAACAATTACCAGCGGCGGATCAGGTTATGTTGTTGGCGATTCCCTATTAATTGGTAATGTGGGGCAGAATGTTGGATTTGGTGGAAAATTAACAGTTATCTCCACATCATCTAATAATAGTTTCATTTTAGATAATGTTCAGGGAACCTTCACCGCAGGAATATCCACATTAAACTACATCGATTCTTCAGGATCAACAACTCCACTTGGGTATGGGGTAACCATATCAAGTATTGTTGAGGATCAATATAATGATGGATTACACATGAAAGTCATTCATCCAAGTCATGACATGAACTCAACTCAAAATTATGTAAAGATAAGTAAATTCAGACCCGAATTGAGTGGGGTAAATTCAAATCTCACCGATGAAGTATTACCAACACAGACAACCCCAATATCACTAATTTCTACAGTAGGATTTGAGACTTTTGAGGGTCTTGCGGTTAGTGTGACAAATCCTGGATATGTAATAATTGGAGAAGAAGTCATTGAATATACAGGAATAGCGGGAAATACTTTGACTGGAATAACCAGAGCCATAGATGCGCCAGTTATTCGAGGAACATCGGATACAATAAATTATGGCACATATCCAATTGATACTCATGTATACAAATATGAAATTAACGGAGTTTCACTGAGAAGAATAAATAAAATCCATAATTTTGCAGAAGTTGATAATAATTCAGTGCATCCAATTAATATTGATAGTTACTTCATTAAAATTGATATGAGTGACACCGACTTCAATGGAAAACCAATTGGAAAAGATAGATCCGAAGATTTGCATTTTATTGAAACTAGGAATATAGGTTCTTATGGAACAAATGTAACTCAAAATGTACAATATTCTACCGTTGATGTATCAGTAAAAAATAAAATTTTACCATCAACAAATATAGTCCCTAGAATGAGATCTTTTAGTGGAACGAGTCCAAATGGAACTGAAGATTCTTTTGTTGATAATGGATATGTTGATATCTCATTAAATCAAAGAAATTATTTTGCATCACCACAACTTGTCGCATCAAAGGCTAATGAAGATATATTCACAACCGAATCTCCAGGCAATCGTTCATTGACTTTAGAAATGTTGATGTCATCTACAGATGATAGAGTTTCTCCAATAATTGATTTGGAGGATGCATCTTTAATTTTGGGTTCTTATAGGTTAAATCAACCAATCACAACAACTGAATATTCTACTGATGATAGAATTAGAAGTCTCTATGATGATCCTCACGCAACTGTTTATATTTCAAAACCAATTTACTTATCAATACCAGCAAACTCATTGAAAGTATTATTGAGTGGATATATTGGTCAAAGTGGAAACATAAGAGTTTTATATAGATTGTTTAGAAATGATAATCCAGATCAATCTGCAAATTATGAATTGTTCCCAGGATATTCAAACTATAGTGTAGATGGTAATGGAATTAAGAGAGTAATTGATCCTTCTGCAAATGATGGTACTCAGGACTCGTTTGTTGATGTTGGTTCCTATTCTGAAATTAGAGATTATGAGTATACTGCAGATAATCTTCCATACTTTGATGCATTTTCGATCAAAGTAATACTTTCTGGAACAAACCAAGCAGATCCCCCACATCTTGACGATATAAGAGCAATTGCTAATGTGAAGCCATCAATTTAAAAAATATGGGATACCTAAGAGTTGAAGACAAAGACGGTTTAGTTAGAGATACTGAAACAAAAGCAATCTTGAATACCAATACAGATGCTTATAATGAGTATGTTAGAAATTATATGAGTAAACTGAAAGAAAATAAAAAAATAAAAGATCTTGAGAATGAAATTGTAAGCGTCAAAAATGACCTAGAGGAAATTAAAATGCTTTTAAGGGGATTATCTGAAAAATGAATCCAAATGAAATTGAGCTAAAAAATTTAAGTAAAAGTTTTGAATATTTTAAATATTCTTCAGAAATTGACTTAATTGATGATATTGAGCAATTAAAAAATATTGCAAAGTGTTATTATAAATTATATTTGAAGCAACAGGAGGTTATTTCTAATTTTTCAATTAAAGGTTTAGAATAAATATTTTAAGAGGTATATAAAAAATGGCGCAACCTTCATCTAGACAAGAGTTAATTGACTATTGCAAAAGAAAACTGGGAGCGCCAGTTTTAGAAATCAATGTTGCCGACGAGCAAATAGATGACTTGGTTGATGATGCAATACAATTTTTCCAAGAAAGACACTTTGATGGCGTTGGTCAGGTATATCTTAAGTATCAAATAACTCAAGAAGATATTGATAGAGGAAAAGCACCTGCGGGTTCTAATCCTTCTGCAGGAATAGCACAAACATCAGCAACTGCAAATATTGTTGGAACTGCTACAACTTTTACATACAAAGAGAATAGTAATTTCTTGCAGGTTCCACCATCAATTATTGGAATTCAAAAAATATATCACTTTGACGGAACTAACACTACGACAAATAATATGTTCAGTGTTAAGTACCAATTATTCTTGAATGATATTTACTATTGGGGTTCCACTGAAATATTGACTTATGCAATGGTAAAGACATATCTAGAAGATATTGATTTCTTACTTACAACACAGAAACAAATAAGATTCAATCAAAGGATGGATAGATTATATTTAGATATTGATTGGGGAAGTGTTGCTGTTGGAGATTACCTAATAATTGATTGTTATAGAGCTTTGAATCCAAATGATTTTCCAAGAGTTTGGAATGATTCCTTCCTAAAACCATATCTAACTGCACTCATAAAAAGGCAGTGGGGTCAAAATTTGATAAAATTTCAAGGAGTAAAACTTCCGGGTGGTGTTGAACTTAATGGTAGACAGATGTATGATGATGCACAAAAAGAAATTGATGTGATAATGGAAAAAATGTCTAATACATATGAATTGCCACCTCTGGATATGATAGGATAAAGATATGCTGAATCCATTCTTCCAACAAGGTTCCAAAAGTGAGCAAAATCTTATACAAGATTTGATAAATGAGCAATTAAAAATATATGGTGTCGAAGTTTATTATTTACCAAGAAAATATGTAACTTCTAAGACTGTAATAAAAGAAGTAATTGAGTCTAAATTTGACAATGCTTTTCCTATTGAAGCATATGTTGATACTTATGATGGTTATAATGGTCTAGGGACTTTGATGTCAAAGTTTGGCATTCAAGAATTGGATGACTTAACTATTACTATATCTAAAGAAAGATTTGAGACTTATATCACACCTCTTATTAAGAATATAACTGATATTGAGTTATCTACAAGACCAAAAGAAGGTGATTTAATTTATTTTCCTTTGGGTGATAGATTATTTGAGATTAAATATGTCGAGCACGAAAAACCTTTTTATCAACTACAAAAAAATTATGTATATCAATTAACCTGTGAACTATTCAGATATGAAGACGAAGTAATTGATACTAATATTGATGATATTGATGACAATGTTGTCGATTCTGGATTTATACAGACTTTAACTCTAGTAGGGTCTGCAGTTACTGCTACAGCAACTGCACAGATATTCAATGGTGGAGTAAGAAGAGTAATATTATCAAACAGAGGAAGTGGATATGCATCTGTTCCTACGGTAGCAATTTCATCTGCACCAAGTGGCGGGTTAACTGCAACAGGAATAGCAACAATGATTTCCGGAATTATTGATTGTGAGGGATTAGCATCTGACAGAATTCAGGGAGTAGAAATAACAAATTCTGGATATGGATATACAGTAGCACCTAGTGTTTCTTTCGTAGGTGGGGGAGGAAGTGGAGCAGAAGCGACTACAGAAATTGCTGATGGTATAGTTGGTATTATTACGGTAACAAATGGCGGTTCTGGATATACAGAGTCTCCAATTGTCACCGTAAGTTCTCCAGGAATAGGAACAACAGCAACAGCAACTGCTTATATCAACAGTTCTGGATCGGTGACATCTATAAGAATAACTGATACTGGAGTCGGATATACCTCAATTCCAACGGTAACTATAGGTTCGCCAATTGCAACTGGTATTGGAACATTTGCATTTAATGAAGTTGTGACAGGATCTATTAGCGGAACCACTGCGATAGTAAACTCCTGGAATGCTGTAACAAATGAATTGAAAGTGTCCAAAATCAGTGGAAGTTTTACTTCTGGGGAAAATATTGTTGGTTCAGAAAGTGGCGCAAGTAGAAAGTTAAGAATAGTGGGAGAATACAATACTACAGATCCATATGCACAAAATGATATCATTGAAGAGGAAGCTGACCTAATTTTAGATTTTAGTGAAGTCAATCCATTTGGAACTCCATAAATACATAATATATAAGAATAATTAATTCTCTTCAAAATGTTTGAATATTTTTATCACGAAATATTAAGAAATACTGTTGTATCTTTTGGAACACTTTTCAATAATATTTCAATAAAGCACAAAAATAATTCTGGAGATGTTGTAAGTGAACTGAAAGTTCCTCTTGCATATGGACCAACCCAAAAGTTTTTGGCAAGACTAGAACAATCTCCAGATTTAAACAAACCAGTTCAAATGACTCTCCCAAGAATGTCATTTGAATTTATTGGACTAAATTATGATCCACAGAGAAAAGTAACGTCAACTCAGACATTTATAACATCCCCTACATCTGATAAGACTCAAGAGAAAAAGGCATATATGCCAGTTCCATACAATATGGAATTTGAGTTGAGTATAATGACAAAACTAAATGATGATATGCTTCAAATTGTTGAGCAGATACTTCCATATTTTCAACCTTCATATAATTTATCTGTCAATTTAATTCCGGAAATTGGAGAAAAGCGTGATATTCCCATCGTACTTGGAAGCATCACAATGAGTGATGACTATGAAGGGGATTTTTCAACTAGAAGAGCATTAATTTATACACTAAGATTCACTGCAAAAATATATCTGTTTGGTCCAATTTCTTCTGCGTCTCAAGATATTATCAAAAAAGTTTCTATCGGTTATATATCAGCATCTTCTGGCGGAGCAGATGCAAAATCTGGAGGAAGAGATCTACAATATTCAGTTGAACCAACTGCAACTAAGAATTATACTGGAGTAAACGTAACTAGTTTGTCCTCTAATATTGAAAAGACAGATTCATATATCAATGTCAACGATGCTTCATCTATTTTACCGAATACTTATATTTCAATTAATGAAGAAACAATATATGTAAAATCAAAAACAGAAAATAAACTATCGGTGACTAGAGGTGCAAATGGAACTACTGCAACTTCACACGTCTCTGGATCTGCAGTTCTTGGAATAACGGAACAAGATAATAATCTAATAGAAGTTGGCGATGACTTTGGATTCAGTGGTGGGTTTTCATGAGAATGAGTAAAAAATACGATAAACTAAATGAAGAGTTCAACGTTTCGAATGATATAATAAAACCAGAAATAGTAGATTCGAATTCCGAAATTAATACTGAGGATCAAGCAACATCATCAATAAAAGATATTAAAAAGGATTATGAATATACTAGAGGAAATCTGTATTCATTGATAGAAAAGGGCCAAGAAGCTATTAGTGGAATTTTAGAACTTGCTCAAGAAAGTGAAATGCCAAGAGCGTATGAAGTTGCCGGTCAACTTATAAAAAATGTTGCAGATGCCACAGACAAATTGATGGACTTGCAGAAAAAATTAAAAGAAGTGGAAGAAGGAAAGACTCCAAAAGGTCCAACAAATGTTACAAATGCACTATTTGTTGGTTCAACTGCAGAATTAGCTAAGTTACTAAAAAAGCAATCTACCAATGAAAACATTTAAACAATTTCAAGAGGAGTGGAGTAATAAATATAAAAAGAGTATTGATTGCTCAAATCCAAAAGGATTTTCTCAACGCGCCCATTGTGCAGCGAGAAGAAAGAGAGCAAAAGGCGAAGAAACTAAATCAAAACCAGTTGAATGAAGAGTCAAAAATTCTCCCATAAAACACCACACCTAAAAGGTAAGCAGCATCAGTTAGATCCAAATTTGGATTTAAAACAGTCTGTTCATCATGCAACTGTTCAGTATGTTGACTGGGATAATGATGGAGATGTTGACGAATATGATAAGAAACCAAAATTAGTTCCTGACGAGAATCCAACTGCAAATTTTGCGACTACATCTAAAAAATTAATTGCAAAGGAAAGGGGAGAAATTAAGCATACTAAAAGAGGTATGGCTTATGAAGACCTTCGAAAGTGGTTTGGAAGTGGTAAAGAGGGTGGTGTAGGTGGTGGAGGATGGGATAGATATAATACGGAGGGTGAAAGAGTTGGTAAATGTGCTCGTGAACCAGGCGAACCAAAACCAAAGTGTTTATCAAAAGAGAAAGCAGCAAAAATGTCAAAAGATGAAATTGCTGCGGCAGTAAAGAAGAAGAGAGAAAAAGATCCAGTAGCAGATCGTTCGGGAAAAGGAGGAAAACCAAAAATGGTGTCTAATAAAATCGAAGAGCAATCTAGTGAAGAAAGATATTGTCCGATGTGTAGAAAGAGAGAAAGAAGAATGGATTGCTCATACGGACCTGCTATGTGGGATGCTGTAACTATTGGTGGAGTTTCGGAATCCAAAAAATCTCAACCTGATCATGAACATTCGATGGCAAGATCGGAACTCTCTACTATAGAGAGGGCAGTAAAGCGTCTTAAATCAAAAATGAAAGGTGAAGGTAATATTGAAGCATGGGTACAATCAAAAATTACCAAAGCAGCAGACTACATTGATGCAGCTGCAGATTACTTAGATAGTGGAGAACATAATGTTCAAGGATCTATGGATGAAGCAAAGGATCCGTGTTGGACTGGATATAAGCAAGTTGGAATGAAGAAGAAAAATGGTAAAGAAGTTCCTAATTGTGTACC